AAGAAAAAAAAGAAGAAAAAGAAGAAAAAGAAGAAGAAGAAGTCGCTGACAACGGCGAGGGTTGCAAAACCTACGAAGAAGAGACTGACGAAGAGAAGAAAAAGAAAGAGACTGCTTCGAAAGAGGCTACAGGAACTCTGGATCATAGCGAGCGCGCTATGGGAGTTCAGGGACAGAACAACCTTCATGCCCGGGTAGCCGAATTAGAGGAAGAACTTGCCAGGCAGAAAAAGCTTATGAGAGAGAAGGAAATCTCTGATTTCTGTGAGACTCTCTATAGCGAGGGCAAACTTACTGGGCAGATCGTGTCTAAGACCGACCTAGTCCGGTTCATGGAAACCCTCAATAATAAGAACTCGGTGAACTTCTCCGAGACAGGCAAAGCCTCACAATTCGACTTCTTCAGAGGCATTCTGGGCAATCTGCCCTCGATGGTAAGCTTTGAAGAGTTTGCAACACCTAATTCTGCTCCTAAGGGCAGAAAGACCCCAACGCCTACAGTCGATGGGTACGTATACGATCCTGCTACCACAGAACTTCACGCTCAGGCGCTGGAGTACTCGGAGCAAAAGGGCGTTGAGTACACTGTCGCTCTGAAAGCCATCCTATCCAACTCATAAGGAGATTAACACATGGCTAGCGATCCACGTTACATGTCTTTTGATCACCAGTATGTTGAGACTGTAACCGTCACCGACTCTACAGCTCTTACCAATGGTATCGAAGGCGCTCGCTTCATCACTCGCTCCGGCGCGTACCCTTCCGCCAACGGCTACGCGGCTGGCGTTAACATCTACCGCATCTATGGCCAAGGCGAACTGAACGCCAATGGCTATCAAGTAAATGACGACTCAACTCTGGTGTACGAAGGTCAACTCAATCCTTCTACCACACCTTACAAGCCCGGCGTATTCCCTTACCAGGGTCTTGTTACCCTCGTGACCTCAGGAATCGTTATCGTGCAAGTTGCCGTTTCTCAGACTATTGTCGTTGATTCGCCTATCTTCGCTAACGCTAGCGGTCAGGCTGTAACCGGCGCTGCTGGAACAGGCAAGATTGTTGTAGGACGTGCTCTTGACGCCCAAACAACCGCCGCTAGCGGAGCGGGTTCAGTTGGATACATTCGTGTCAAGCTCGGAAACGAAGCTGGCGCGGCTCTTGCTTGATATAGATACCTAAAGGAGAAAAACCATCATGATGAATCTTGATCAGGTCCGCGTAATTGACCCCATTCTTACGCAACTAGCTCAGGGCTACAAGAACGCTGAGGGCGTAGCAACCTTCTTCGCTCCCGCGGTATCTATGAATACTCGTGCGGGTCGTACCCTGGTATTTGGCAAGGAGGCTTTTGCGGCTCAGTCGTTCCTCCGTGCTCCTGGAACTAACATCCAGAAAATCCAGAATCAATTCGGAACTCGCTCGTTCGCTCTCCGTCAGGAAGCGATTAGCTGGGAGATCGCCGAAGAGATCGCTGCTGAGGCTAAGAACGGCGCTGCTCAAATTGACCTTCGTCAGTTTGCTGCTAAGGACGCCGCCAACCGCCTCATGCAGTCCTGGGAAGTTCAAGTTGCTGCTCAAGTGACTGACACTACCCAGTACGAGACAAACAACGTGCTGAACCTCTCCACCTACAATGGCGGAGCCGACCAATTCAACAGCCCTACTGCTGACGTAGAAGTGCTGGTGGATAATGCTAAGGAGCAGGTACGTAGCCAGATCGGCGTGTATCCCAACAAGTTGGTGCTTTCACCCGACGCTTTCAACGCTATGAAGCGTAACAAGCGCATCCGCGACTTCATGCAGCGTGGTGTACTTGTTGATGAGAAGACCCTGGCTCAGATCTTTGGCCTTGACGAGATCCGCGTGGCTCGTAGACTGAAGCTCAACCAGACCACCGGTGCGCTAGAGAACATCTACACCAACACCGCTATCCTCTTCTACCATCCTTCAGCCTCCACCGATGGCTTCATGCCTGCTCTGGACGCCAACTATGGTAACCCCGCCTTCGCCTACACCTACACCCTGAGTGGTTATCCTATCTCCACTCCTGAGCGTTTCAACATTGAGCGCAGAGTGTTCACCGGTGACATCCTCGTCGAGCGTTCTTTCGAACTCGTCGGCATGGGTGAGAACGGAAAGTGCGGCTCCGGCTTCATCTTCCAAAACCCCGTCGGTGCTTGAGCTTAGCTTAACTAACTGATAATTAGAGGCCTTCGGGCCTCTTTTTTTTGTCCAAAATACCTTCCAGTTTGTCTTTTAGTTCCCGGAGGACTTTTAGGTTTGTGTTATAGCATTGACTGATATCCGCGCTTAAAAATGCTGCCTCGAGTTGGAAACTTATCATTTTTTCAGAATTGAGAAAAGCGTCTAGTTCACGAAGTGCAATTGCAATAGTATCTGGTTCGGTGCTGTAGACATTCTCTACAAAATTCATCAGGTAAGATGCACTTGTTCTTATGACAAAAGTATCCGAAGCCAAATCTCGATCAAAGATTACTTTGAGGCTGGAAAGGTAGGTGTTCATAAAAGTTTTTTCCTTACGATCATACCATAGTTTAAAGTAGATAAAAGCAATTAGATCTGGATTGTGCCAAACTCCCCTAATCCTGACAAGTTTGGAGTAGCCGATAACTGTAATCCGGCTACGGTAGATTATTTTGTAGAGGTTTTTGGTTACCAAGAGGCCGTAGAACTTTCCAATATAGACAATCCCACCGGAAACAAGATAAATACTAGCAAGATTCAGATCGCACTTAATGATGCTGCGACCCTGATCAACAATTATATCATTACGGCTTCTCCGCAGGGGAAGATCCTCATTGCCGGTTCTTATCGTCGCACTCAAGCAGTTCTTGCAAGATGGTATCTTGATATACTGCGCCCCAGACAACAAGTTATAGATGCTGCGGAAAAATCTCTTCAGCAACTCGAACTGTGGGCATCCAAAGCCTCTCCATCTACCGGACTTAAATGGCAGGAAGCCTATCGCTATTGGAATAGCGGTTGTACAATGACAAACAGCTCCTATGCCCGAGGCAGGAGCTTTACCGAGCCTTCTACGAGCCGCTGGGTACTACGTGAAGGTGGAAACAATCGCTGGTGGCCATTCCCACGCAAAGAAGCAATGTCGGTTCAACGCAACAACTCAGAGGCATTGTCAGATGCCGCTCTTCAGGTATCTTCCCTTGTTCCTGAATCGGCCGTTCAAGTCAACGAACTCTTTGATGCCCTAGAAACTACAAGAGGACTAGCGTCATTCACTAACACGCAAGACGCTGTAAATCCAGAAGATGGTGATACTATCGTCGCTGCCAACCTCACCGAAAGCGCCGATGGTACTTTCGATAACCACAACGGCCTTCAAGAAGGCAATACTTTCTAACCATGAGTAACCAACCATACGGGTACGACCCATTTAACCCAGGTCCAGCTGACGGTTCAGCTTTTTTACTACTTGGAGCTGGTGGTAGCAATTGCTACTACGGTTCTTCGTTTGGCCGCTTAGAAGGAAGAGTTGGAGTGTTTCCTGACGGATCGGCTTATAAGCAGGATGCGGCAGCTCTAAGACAGTACATCATAAGCCTAGAGGCTGCTAGGAAGCTCCAGGATCTTGCAGATGTAAACTTTACTAGAAACGTAAAGCCGGGAGATGCTCTTCTTTACAACCATCTTACAGGCAACTGGGAACTCCAAGACTTCATTAGTGGCGGAAGCTGGTAATTATGCTATTAGAAATTGAGAATCAGCTTCATCGCCGAGTGCACGAGGTGCTTGGGCAAAGCGCCGTGGTACTTCGTTTGGCCGAAGAGCTAGACGAGTCGGGAAGAGTTGCCGAACAGGCAATGATTGTTATAAGCTACTCTACAGAAAGCTCGAATAACTCTAACAAGGGCGCCTACATACCCACGGTAAGAACGCGATCTCTCACATATAGCATAACCATTATCCAGAAGCAGACACAGAGAGAAGGCCATAGCTTTGCCCTTCCGCTCATGGATATGATCTATGATTCCGTGACTGGATGGGTGCCAGCGGTTCCTGGCCTAGAGTTCCAGACTGGGTTCGAGCCGGGGGCGGGAAGGTTTGTCCAGGTAACTGAGGCTTCCCAATTCATCTATGAAATGAGTTTCACCGTGCAAGTAAACCTTTCCGACGGGAGGTTCTACTCACAGCCATGCGCTGCCTTTGACCCCATCTCTCTGGGAGATTTTCTTCCTCAGCGTAGTTGCCTTCTCACGCCTGATGGCAAGAATACCGGCATTGCGATATGGAGGAGGAAGACGGGAGTGGATGCTACCGAGGAGTATCTTGTCGAGGATCCTAGGTGCAAGGTGGAGATATCCGATAATCTAGAGATTACCTGCAATAATACTTTTGATGGCACAGCTACCTACACTTTTACTCCTCGCATAGCTCTCTCATTTAACAGTAACGGCGAGAGAGTTGTAGATGCCTCAAAAACGCTTACTGGATCCTTACAGAAAGTATGGAAGTGCTATAAAGATACCGATCCCACCCAACCTTACCCGCCTTGGTTTAAGTTAAATATAGATTCTTCGTTATGGAGAAACAGTATAGGAACAGTTCCTAATACCAAGCCGGAAACTTCCGCCAGACAGGATCTTTACCTGAGCACAAATCCATCCTACGATAAACTAACATGAGTTCTTTATTTCTTTCTGTTTTTTCCTCCCTACTGAGTTTTAGAGGAGCTGCTCAGTTAGCGCACTGGAATGTCGTAGGCCGAGACTTTTACCAGTTGCATTTACTTTTTGAGAAAGTTTACGAGACTTTGGATGCTCAAGTCGATATATTTGCCGAGCAAGGAAGAAGCCTTGGCGTAGAGATTCCGAGTAGCGTGTTCAATCAGGTTCCTGACACAGAGTGGTTTACTGGATACGACCTTGCAGAGTGGTTGCTAACCATGTGTATGCGGTATAAATCTGAGTTGGAACTTATCAGAGAACTCGCGGAACAGGAAAAACAGTTTGGGTTTGTTAACATAATCGAAGGATTTCTCACCGATAGTAACACTCTGTGCTACCTTTTAAGATCGACTCTTGAACTTTGATGCATAGTAGAAAAGCCCCAGCGCTTGCTTGGGGCCTCTTTGTATTTAGTTGTTAAGTTCTCAGTTCCAGCTGATGCACACGTTGTGTTCACCTCTAGAAAGATGACCTAGAGCGCTAAAAGACCTAGCCGATAGATCAATAATCCTCCCGCCGGCATATGGCCCACGGTCGGTAATCACTGCTCTTGTACTGCGGCCATTAGCAGTCACTGTAACAACCGTTCCAAAGGGTAGCCACCTATGCGCTGCTTGGCTTGACCACGTGTCAAACCTCCGACCTGACGCAGTAATTCTTCCTTGGTATCCGTCCCCCAGGCCATAGTAACTAGCTCCCCCGCATTGTCTTCCAGCGTATGCAGACAGTGGAATAAAGGAGAGAATGGCAAGGCCTAGGTAAACAATAGTTTTTTTCATGAAGCTCCGGTGTAGGATGGCATATCATTCCAGGGTCATCTTTGCAATCTGCAATTGTTTATAGATGAATTAGATATGTTATGACGAGCGCCCGGCGATACACGAGAGGACTCGGATCGAAAAACGCTCGAGTTTAACTTTAAACTAAGAAGGCAGATTATTGTAATTGCCTAAATAGCTCTTTACCTTCTTTTATATTAGAGAGGAGGGTGGACATGGATATGGGCCTATGCCCCCCGTTACTAATTATACCCCGGCATTTGGGGTATTTGGTCGGAGGGTGGCCAGTTCGGCGAAGCAGCACGGCATCAGGGGCATCAGCCCCCACCCACTGAGCAGGTTTCTTAGTCCTGCTCATGAGCGCCGGTTCTTCTCGCAAGAATAAAGAAAACCCGTAAGTTGCTCTGAAGTAGTCGTTTAAGTCATCAAAAGACTTCATTTTTTGCACTTGGCAATATTCGCCCATTCTACCACTACTCTCGCCCTCTGAACATTGAGTTAAGTACAGGAATCAAATCCTGAATTGTAACAGATCGCCCGTCCTCCTCGTCTTTCTGCTGAGAGACGGTCTTAGTGCTCGAGTCGGCCGACTTTCTGAAGATGCTATCAATCTCAATAGAGGAAAGCCAAGCGTTAGCCACGGGGAGCTCATAGATGCCATAATTATACCGCATCCAGGCCCAGCACCAGGCATGTGCCACCTGGAAAAGAGCAGCGACCTTTTCGGCTTGGGATTCAGGACAGAGATACAAGATGCTGTCATGAACACTCATGCAAAACTCGGCCTCCAACTCATATTTGTTGATGAGCCACTCCATCGCGGTCATAAAAGCGTGAAGCATTGCACTTCCAGTGGATTGAATGCACCAGTTGTTACGCATAGTCCAGAAGTCGGTCCCTACACTCGAGGGGCGAAATGCCGTGGACATCTTAGTGGCACTTAGTGGGTTGATAGGGCAGAGCATATTGGCAATCTTTGCCATCTCGTTGTAGGCATAAGAGTCGGATCCGCCAATAAGGGTTTGGGAGAGCCTGGAGGCCTTCTCACCCTTCTTGATCTTGATAAGCTTCCGGCCCATGTCCATGGCCTCCCTCATCGAGATGGATTTGTTTCCCTTGCGGATTGTGTTGGCCAGGGTTTTTGCTCCGCAGCCATACAACATGCCGTAGTTGCAACCCTTGGCAATGGCCCGCGTAATCCCAATAACCTTAGCGGTCATGGAGTGCATGTCACTTCCATCGTCCTTAGATCCGGCAAGGATGGAGTGGGAGAACTGAGTGCTTCCGGCAATCTTGTGATAGGAGTCGGCAAAGATGGAGGCAACTACAGCCTCTTGGGCGTCAAAGTCGGACTGGACAAATACATAGCCCTCGGGTGCTTGGACACGAGTCTTGATCTCACTCCCGATCTTATCATATTTTGGGTCGGGAACGGTTAGCCAGAGGTTCTCTCCAGCGCGGTTGGTGGAGGTGTTATGGGGGACGGAGGCGGGAACAATCAGGGAGAATTTTTTGCCCTCAGGAGTCTTGACAATTTTCACATTTTGCTCTCGTACCCGGGACCGAACACTTGTCCAATAAGCCACATTAATGGCGAGCTTGATGAGTTCTTTTGCTTCTCCGAGATCAGAACTTAACATCCCCGACTCAAAATCAGGAGCGTAGTCTTTGGTTAGAACTCCACCAACATTGACCCCTTCTCCGTCAGGGTGGGGAATACGAACGTAGTTGTCACTATCTACGTCCTTGAAGCACCAACCCTTGTCCTTAAGAAACTTGATTGGTTGATCGTCCCATTTCAGCCGAAGAAGAAGGTGAGACAGCCTATTTTTAGTTGAGATTCCGCCGACTACGGGCTTACCATCTATGAGGTCTTTGGCCGATACACTTCTCACCCACTTGGGAACTCCGTACCATTTAGAGCTGGGCTTACCGGCCTTAGTGAGTTTAAAATTTGCCTCCCAGTCAAGTTGTGACAGCCACGGATCTTCGTTAACCTCCTCGTCTGTGAGTTCTCCTTCATTCCATGCTTGATAGATCTCAGTGGCCATTTTGCCCAAGATCTCTTCTTGCCGAGAGATAGAATCGCTCCATTGTTTTTCGCAATCACCGAACCACTCATCCCAGCCAGATACCACGGGGAGCTTTGCCGAAGAAACGCCAAAGTGACCGGCCAGGGTGGTTAGAGAGGGGTTGTTCTGTAGGTACTTGAGGGCAAGAATTGAATACAACTCAAAAGTAATTTTTACGTCATTTAGGGCATACTGGATTAGTTCGTTAAGTTGGGGAACAAAGTCCTCCATTGAAGTCGCATCTACAAACGTATCACGGATTTTCTTCGCGTCCTGCTCTAGCGGAATGGCAGGACGGCAATGGAAGTTATAGCAGTCAATGAGGTTATTCATAGAGCCGCTATCAGCCCAGATCGGATCGGCTTTGTACGTGGCTTTCTTAGACTGCTTCTGAATATACCACCATCGTTGCCCTGATGCCAGACCGGAGACATTAATATGGGCCGACATTGTGTCAAACCAAGAGTTAGTCTTTCCGAGAACGTAGGCTTCAGTGGTCCTAGAGCGGTCATAGGCTACGTTGTGGGCGATAAATAGCCCGTCCTTACGACCCAGGGGCACAAGCATCGGCTCATAGGGGATTTTAGGATTGACAAAGCTTGGATGCATCCAGATATAGTATGCTTTTTCCGTGACTGCAGTGGCTAGGATCGGGTGGGCAAAGTCGCTTCCTTTCACAAAGGTTTCGCAGTCGAAGACCCCAATCTGCTCTTCAATGCCATCTACAACTTCTGCACTGCCGTCGAACGGGTATTTGACCCAGCCAGCATAGAGAAAGAACTTGGTCTTATCCGGGGCATCAGGAATCTCTGTGTAGGCAAAGTCTTTCATGAGCCGAACTCGGCTTTCGGTGACTTCCTTGGAGATTAAGTCAAAGTGGTTTTTAATGTTATCTGCCTGTAGTCCGGGCAGACTAAAGTCCTCAATGAAAAAATTGTCTGGGTTATTTACAGGAAAATTAACACCAAAATTTTTCATCTCCTCCATCACGTCGTCAACTTTCTTTTTACTTGGTGCCTCAGCACAAATACCTTCTCCAAACACTTTGGAGTTCATTAAGTCGGAGAGGACAACATAACCTAGAGAGTTGAGTTTGGACATCTAGCACTGAGCTTATACTACTATCTTATCACAAAAAAGCCCCCTCGGTCAAGAGCGGGGGCCACTTTGCAAAGTGGTTCAGTAGTGAATTAAAAACTCGTCGCGGTCGGTGTAGTACACTCCAACTCCTTCGAAGTTAGTTGCATCGATGATGTGGAGGTTTTTGCGTGAGTACGGATAGCCATAATGACCAAAAAAGTACTCAGCATCCGGCTTAATGTGATCTTCGAGTGGGTCGTTTTTAAACCACGGGTATCCTATCCCGGTAAGTACACGGTTTCTGTTCTCGTCTGTGTAATTCGGATTGTAGTAAGCATGAGCACAACGGTAGATCTTCTCATAAGAACTAAATTCAAAGGTGAGCGGGGACGTGGCTAACCAATGGAGAATGCCAAGTCTTTCTTCTAGTAAGAGTTCTTTCAAGCACTCTAGAGTATACCGAACCTCTTTCTGCCTAATCTGCGTTCTTGGAAGTACTAAGTTGTTAAGTATGTAGTTCTCATTATTGCCGACGATAAATGTTGCTTTTTCCGCAGCCACCAGCTCTTTTACTATTAGGAGCATTTTTATCGGAGAAGTTCTTTTCACCCTGCGAAAAAACGGCTTGTGGTGGATTACATCTCCCAAGAAAACGTAGTGGTACCCCTCGGATTTCTGTAGTATTTTTTCCAGCGTTTCAACCCGGCCATGCAAGTCTCCTATAATGCAGTATTTTTCAGTACTCATCTTTGCCCTCTAGGCAGCAGCCGGGTGCCCACCAGTTCGGAATATCTGTTTTCCACGATGCAAATCTCCACTTCATCCAGTTGTAGTAGTTGCGGTAGGCTTTTACGGGGTTCTCGGAAACTTTGCAAAAGTCCGGCATAGCTTGAACCGGTTGAGTATGCCCTAATTTAGGAAAGGTACTCTTTACCTTCCTGTAATCTATGGATTTAAGACTTTGCCTACCTGCATGTTCTCGGCCATATCTTTTAACAAACTCATCGCAAAGGGCCCAAGTGAGATTGCATGTCCACTCAAAGTTGTCAAAAGACTCTCTCACCCACACAGTACATGGATGGTTTTTGTAGGCTCTTACCGAGTAGAACTCACCATCTTTTTTCCGAGCAGGGTCTATGCCGTGGTGCGCTAGGGCTACGCTCATCATTTGCAAATGCTCTATAATCATCTTGTTGACGTGTTTGTCGCAGTGGGCCATTGCTGCAATCTTGGGATTATAGTCGAGGACAAAGATATTCATTTACTAAAAAGCCTTTGGATAGAGATATTCTATCACAAAGGCAGAAGGGGGCTTTTGGCTGTTGTGACAGTTTAGACGTCGTACTCTCTGCATTCCAGAGCGCTGGGGTTCTTTTTGCAATAGTCTTCTAGGGAGAGCAGTGAGTTTTCTGAGAAGTCAGTTGCTTCAGCGATTACGGTGGAAGCGCCGCTGAGCTCGATGGAGTCGGAGAATGTAATGTTTTCCATAATGTAATTTAAACCATGGGAAATACCGGATTCGAACCAGTGACCGTCTCCGTGTAAAGGAGCTGCGCTACCGCTGCGCCAATTTCCCGATGCACGAGAGAGGACTTGAACCTCCACACCGCTAAGATACGGGTACCTAAAACCCGGGCGTCTACCAATTCCGCCAC